AACAGGAGATATCTCGTTTGGCCGATATGATTGAATCGCCCGGTGATGCCATAGTCATCGTTCCCCTTCTTAAGGAGTTTGTCAATTCAAGTTTAAAGAACGACGAGGTACTCATGAAGATACTGGCTCTGTTCCAAAAAGCAGAAGAGAAGAAGAAGGACGCTAGTACTGATACCTCTGAACTGCTCTCAGAAAAGGAACTTCAACAGCTATTTAGCGAAGTAACAGAATATAAAGTTAAAGGAGCAAAACAATTACCTGAAGCGTAAGTCATGAATACCGATTCAGTAAATAGAAGTAAGAATCAATTCTTCATTGTCGGTAGAGTAACATCAATAGTTCTTGGATCTTGGGATCCCGAGTTCACAAACGAGTCAGACATTGGCAGAATAAAGTTTCAACAGTTATATTCTGCGACTGGAAGGAGACCTTCGTCTATTTTATCGCAAACGAGCAATCAATTTGCGTATCCGATGTGGGGCTTCTTAAAACACTATCCAATAGTCAATGAGATAGTACTCATAATGGTTGGGCCCTCAGAAGGATTAAACGATAACTACAACAGTCAGAGACTCTATTACTTCTCTCCTTATAATACTTGGAACGATAGTAACCACAATGCATTTCCAGATTTGCAAGATTACGCTAATCAATTGAATAGAACAGCTAATCTTCCTGGATTTGAGGGATCAGATGTTTTAGGTTCTCTTTATTTAGGCTATACGTTCAAAGAGAAATACGTAAGAAACTTACAGCCTTTTGAAGGGGATATCATAATGCAATCTAGGTACGGTCAATCCATAAGATTTGGTAGTACTAATAAGGCACTAAAAAGTTCTAATACGTGGTCGCAAAAGGGAGAAACTGGGGATCCGATAACTATAATAACCAATGAACAAGGCGAAAGATCTACAGGCAAGTTTGAAACGCTAGTAGAAGATATAAATAAAGACGGATCTTCTATATATTTAACTTCTACCCAAGAAATAAGATTGGAGGATGTCAATAATTTTCCGCTGCGATCATTTAAAGTTAATTTAGACGTGATAACTCAAAATGTTGTAGAAGCATCATCAGGAATTCCCATATCCAATTATGGAATAGCAGCAAGTCTTCAAGATACAATTGCAATTGCACCTAACTCAGCCAATAAAAGCAGCTTTGAAGAGACAGATAATACATAATATATGCTATCACCAGAATTTCCTTTTAAGGACAACCAAATAATACTCTCGTCGGATAGAGTAATGATTCATTCAAAATCCGATGCTATATTTTTGTTCGGAAAAGGAGCTGTATCTCTTTCTTCACCTCAAACTATAAATCTAGACTCTAATGAAAAAGTTTTGATAGATAGTCCAAAAATAGAATTAGGTAATAGAGCAGAAGAACTAGGAGAACCTGTCGTTAAGGGTGTAGAACTAACTATCATTCTACAGCAAATGATGACTGCATTGACCAACGCTGGTGTATTGCTATCCCAAGTTTCTGATTCTGAACCCGGAGCAAGCGCACAGGCTATATCCTCAGCTGGACAAATAATAAGCGAAGAGACTACTAGATTAATTAGTGTATTAGGTTTATCTCCTCAAACTAGTCCTATACTATCTAACGTAACTTACACCAGATAACCATGGCAGACGAAACGCTAGTTAATTTAGGAGGAAATCCAAAACTAAACATAAATACAACAACAGCTAAGGGTTTAGAAAAAGCTATTGGCGTAATAGCAAGATTTGTAATACGTGCCCAGTCAAAAGTCAATAGGGTAATTTATGGATCAAAGAGAAAAAATAACCCTAACGCAAGTAAGAATCAAAACGCTTTGTCTAAAGGCATTTTATTCGTACTAAGAGAGTTATCTAAAGTTGATTTCTGCAATTTTTTAGAGTACATAACAAACTCTGTGAAATTAGGAGGTTCTGACTTTAATCCTGATCTTCCGCCCGACGCGCAAAAATCTACTCCATTTCAAATAAAAAAGTGGAAGATACAGAAAAAGGCTTACGATTACCAAAAAATAATTGACAAATACTATAACGAGTACGGAACGACAACAGATCCAAACAGTAAATTAGGACTGATTGAATTAGTAAAGTCAATAAACTTAATCATAGATGGCTTCACTAGCGATAAAGAAGGGTTGGCCCAAGCAGATATAATCAATGCCTATCCAGAAGTTACGCTTATGATAAATTATTTGAATAACGCTAAACAAAAGTTCAAACGTTATCAAGATATAAGAACTATACCAGTAGAAGAAGTTCAAGATTTTGTAAATTTTGTAGAGAAAACAAGAGGCGTATTAATAGCTATACAGAGCTTGAACTCTCCCGCGAATCTTGTAAGTTCTCTAGATCCTTTCACAGGAGGTAAAATACAAGAAGAATTCAAAAGAATCAATGATTTAATAGATGCGCCAGCAAAATTAACTCCATTCATAAAAGATCTTCTTAAACTGGTTAATAGTTTAGTGTCTGTAGCAAAAAAAGTATCTCAATACATAAACACTACAAAAACTATAATAACCATTGCTATTCTACTAATTAGAGTTTTCAACATATTGAAGGCATTTTTTGCGGCGTTATCTATACCCGGAATGTTCACTACTGCAGGCTTAAATGTTACTTTTTCATCAAAGATATATCAAGAAACTCTACAAGAGCAAGGCGCAAAAAAATTGATTAAAAGACTAAGTCAAATCAATTTAGTGTTAACTCTAATGGTGATATTTGTTACCTCACTCGTGGCAGCAATGGATCAGATTAGATTGATACTTACATCAATACTTAGAAACTTACAAAGTTGTAAAACGCAAGACTCAAGTCTTCAAGACGAGATAAATAAAGCTATTGATGACCTAGATAATTCTACAAAACCTCTAAAAAAGTTTTTAGATGATGCAAATAGCGTAGAAAAGAATTCACAAAATACTTTTGGAGAATACACTATTCAGATATTAGATGAGCAATTGACTGATGAGGGAATAGCTTTAAAAAGAAGATACGGCATAGCGCTTGATAATAGAGGAATAGTTGTCGCGCAAAGCACTCCTACATTCGCGTCTCTAGATCAGATTATAATAAACGAAGTAAAAGTTTTACTAGTGGCAAAAGGATTGGTTAAAACAGAGGTAAGTGATTTTACACCAGACGAACAGATAGTCATAATGGAATCCATGAAATACTTGGGAGAAGATGGACTGGACTTTGAGGCTATACAAACGAATCCTGATCAAGTTGAGCAACAAGAAGAAATAGATTCCTTTATATCAGATCTCCCCGGTGGAAGAGCTTTTAGGATAAAATCCAGAAAACGTCTCATTAAGCAAAATCAAAAGCTTGTTAAGGATACAAAATCCTCAGATCCATCAGGAAAATACAGCCAGTCTATAATAAAACAGAAAGAAGACGAAAACGTAAAGCTAAAAATAAAGAATCTGGAGGACGAAAAGAAAGGTCTCCAGATAAAAATAGCTGCAGCTGCAGTAATACCTGGAGGTCAATTGGCTATAATACCACTCGTAAAAAGAGTCAAAGAAATAGATCAAGAGATATCCGAACTAAAAAGAGCATAAATATATTTATAAAATATGGCCAAAATAGATCTACTTAGAAAATTAATAAGGGAAGAAGTGGCTGCCGCAATAAGGCAAGAGCTTCCCATGATCCTTAGCGAACACAATTCAGCATCGGCTCCTTATGATTCTAAAAAAGCTCTACAAGAGCAAGTAAAATCAAAAGTTGCAAAAATACCTGGAACTTTAAACACCGCTGGTCCGAGGACGCCCGTAAAGTTTGCCTCTAATAATCCTATGGCGGCTCTTTTAAATGATACAGCCAAATCAATGCTTAACGAGGATTTCTCAATGACTACAGATGAAATTCATCCAACATTGGCTTTTCAACCCAAAGAGGACAAGGTGGGAGATGTACAAAGCATGCTCGGCTCAGCTAGGAAGAGTTCAAACGTAGACGCAGTACAGATCAATGAGGTACCAGATTTTTCAGCCCTGATGAATAAAATGAAGGAAAGAGGACAAATCTAATGGCATACGGAATAAAAAAAATATCGCCCTTAGACTTAAAACCTTCTACAGCAATAGGAGTGGCTTTACCATTTAGCTCTCCTAATGTATTTTCCTCGGTGTATACTACAAAGGATCAAACTAAATACAACCTAATCAATTTCCTTCTGACTAACCCTAGAGAAAGAGTGTTTAATCCCGCTTTTGGTGCAGGTTTGAGAGGAAAACTTTTTGAGCAAATAGATGCTACAACAATAGAAGATCTAAAACAATATATTTCATCACAAATAGAATTCTATTTCCCAGAAATACAGATAACTAAATTAGACATAATAGGATCTCCGGACAAACAAAGCATAGATATATCGTTTAGTTACGTTCTATTGAGATCCAAAGATAATGATTCTGTTATAGTAACTATACAAAACAGCTAAAATGGCAAACAGTAACACAGACATAAAATACATAAACAAAGACTTTACATCTTTTAAAGCAGAATTGATAGAGTACGCAAGATCATACTATCCTACGGTATACAATGATTTTACTCAGCCGTCTCCTGGAAGCATGTTCATAGACATGGCTGCTTATGTAGGAGACGTTCTTTCATTCTATTTAGATAATCAACTCCAGGAAACTTTTTTACAATACGCTAAACAGAAGGACAATCTCTATACCATGGCATACATGCTAGGATATAGACCAAAAGTATCCTCTGCTGCTACTGTAAGATTAGATGTATACCAACAAGTTCCAAGCATTACGATAGGATCAGTAAAATACCCAGATTTCACTTATGCCATGAGAATAAAACAAGGCATGCAAGTAAAGTCTGGAATAAACGGTCAAGTGTTTTTTTATACCCCTAACGATGTAGATTTTTCAATATCATCTTCATATGATCCAACGACTGTTGAAGTTTACACGCTAGATTCAAATGGAGCGCCTAACTCCTATTTATTAAAGAAAACTACGGACGCAATATCTGGACAAGTAAAAACAACTACATTTGATTTTGCAAATCCTCAAAGATTTCAAACCGTAACGATAGCTGATGATTCTATCATAACAATACTTAATGCCACAGACAGTGATGGAAATACTTGGTATGAAGTACCATATTTAGCGCAAGACTACATACTTTCTCCTGTAGAAAATACGGCAGCAAATTATCCTGATCTATACCAGTTTAGCGATCAAGTGCCGTACATGATGAAAAAGATATCAGTTCCAAGAAGGTTTGTATCTAGGTTTAGAACTAATAATACACTAGAAATAGAATTTGGATCAGGAGTAAATACAGTTGCAGATACTGCTGTTATACCGAATCCCAATTCTGTTAGTGTTGGATTTACTGGTGGAGGATTGAGTACTCTTTCCAGTTCTTTTGACCCCACTAATTTTGTTTCTACTCAAACTTATGGTTTAGCTCCTAAAAATGTAACAATAACTTTTGAATATCTAGTTGGAGGCGGAGCAACATCGAACGCTCTTACTAATGAGCTTAATCAAATAGTATCATATACTGTAACAGGAAATACGACTTACCAAAATAGCATTGTAGTAACAAATCCAGAACCTGCAAGGGGTGGAGCAGACGGAGATACTAACGAAGACATACGATTAAATACATTGAATGAGTTTCCTACTCAAATGAGAATAGTAACTCAACAAGATTACTTATCTAGAACTTTAAGCATGCCTCCCATGTATGGAAAAGTTTCAAAAGCTTACGTTACGAAAGAAGGAGCTATATTCAATAAAAATTATTCGAATCCTAATGAGAGAGATCAATCATTAGTTAGTTTATATGTTCTTGGATTGGCTTCAAACAATACTTTAGAGTATCCCTCTCCTGCTCTGCTCGCCAACATTCAGACTTACATAAAGAACTATAGAATGTTAACAGATTCAATAGGAATAAAACCCGCTTACATAATAAACATAGGATGTAATTTTGAAATAATTATACGCCCGAATTACACAAGTCAAGACGTAATAGCAAGATGCATACTAAATTTACAAGATTATTTTAACATAAATAAGTGGGAAATAAATCAACCCATAGTTTTAGGAGACATATATAATGCGCTTGATTTAGTTGACGGAGTTCAAACTGTAAAAAAAGTAGAAATAATCAACAAATTTGGTGAATCAGAGGGATATTCGAAGTATTCTTATGATATGTCTTCTGCGACTCTTAATGGAGTTATATATCCCTCATTGGATCCTTCGATTTTTGAAGTAAAGTATCCTAACACAGACATACAAGGTCGCGTAGTAACCCTATAAATCAATGGCAATATACAAGATCTTTTCATCAGGCGACACAACACTGTATTCAAAGTATCCTAGTCAAAACACAGGTTTAGACGAAATACTTGATGTTGGAGTAAAAAATCTAGAGTACTCAGGAAGCTCTGACGATGTCCGCCGCGCGCTCATAAAATTTAGCGATGCAGACATATCTACAATAAAAAGCTATGCAACAGGATCTTGGAAATCTTATCTAAGACTGTACTTGGCCAACGCTGAGAATCTTAATACTGACTATAGTTTAGAGTTTAGACAAGTGTCTCAATCTTGGACTATGGGAACAGGTAAATTTCTAGATTCTCCAGAGACTAGAAACGGAGCTTGTTGGTATAATACGTCTTCGTATATTTCAACTTCGAGCAATTGGGGAAATGGAAGTTATTACTTAGTTTCAGGAGGAGGTTCTTGGAATTCTAATTTTACAACGCAGTCTTTTGGATACAAAGATAGTAAAGATGTCAACGTAGATGTAACTTCGATGGTTGATCTGTGGTTTAGTGCTTCTGTACAAAACAACGGATTCCTAGTAAAATACCCAGACGCTATCGAACAAGATGCAGAGAGTTATATAGATACCGCTTTCTTTTCTGTAGATACTCACACTATATATCCTCCGACTCTAGAAATCAGATGGGACGATAGCTCTTACACAACAGGAAGTCTATCTGTAATAAACAGCTCAAATACTGTAGTAACGCTTGCGAATAATACACAGAATTTCAAGTACGGAACAAACAAATACAAGTTCGTAATCAACGCAAGAGACAAGTATCCAGTTAGAACTTTTACCACAGCGTCCATATATACTACTAATAAAGCTTTACCTCAGACATCTTACTGGGCAATTCAAGACGCAAAAACAGAGGATATGGTGGTAGATTTTGATACCGATTACACAAAGATAAGTTGTGATGGAATAAATAGCTACTTCTATGTATATATGAACGGATTAGAGCCAGAAAGATACTATAAGTTGCTTATTAAAACAGTTCTATCAGACGGAGAAACTATAGATATGGACAGTGACATGATCTTTAAAATAGTGAGATGATGGAAAAAGTAGATCTTATAAAGAAAATCTATGGAACTAATACCTATACAAAAGCGGTAGACACCTCTTTTACTGAGTTAGTTTCTCCTACAATTCAAGTTGTTGCTCCAGAGGTAACCGTAGATCAATTTTTTGTGTACTATGAAAATTTATTTTTTAATATACCGGTTTCTGGATCTATCAATTCTCACACGTATCTAGTTGAAAGAAGCCAAGAGTATATAGGAGGTTCTGTTATAGACGCAGAAAAACAAGCTCTAATAGAGGAAATTAACTCTCTTAGACAGCAACTCTTGAATTTAAACCAGAATTTTTCTGACATAGACAATCTTACATAATATCCATGGAATTAGTTAAAACATCTTTTGTTGGAACAGGAACACAACCCTCAGATTTATCTTTACTGGATCAATCTTTGATAGTTTCTAATTTCATAAATTCAAGTTTTGGAGGCACGCAAGATCACATCGAACTTTGCGTTAAGGACGAAAACGGATCCATATTAGAAATGGATTATAATTTAAAAAATTATTCTCCAATTTCTGTAGATCCTAAAAATAGTACTTTCTCATCCCTAACGCTTAATCCAGAACAAGACGCTAGAACTTTAGGATACAATAGAGGAATAATCAATCTGCAATACAATTTTCACCGCGGACTACTAAACTCCTCTTACAGATCTACCTATTGGATAAAAGAAATATCTATATCAAGGACAGAGTTAAAAGTTGCGTCTCAAACCCTAAGTGATCAACAGATCCTAAATGCCTTTAATTCTTATCGCGCGTACATAAGTAGCAAAAACTACTATCCCGTATTTTATCTTAATTTTGGAAACAACAATCTAATTGTAGGAAACAACATAGCATACACTCAAGATGCAAATGGATCCTATATTTTAGTAAAGCTGTACGAACCACTACCAGCAGACTATGAACTAAAAACTTCTTTCTGGTTTGTAGATAAACTGGCTGAATCTGTTAGCTATAACGTAGACATACAAGTAGAAGAAGAATCTGTTGTGCAATCTACTAGGCTTAGAGGACCTAATTACAGAGTTACTCTGAATACAAAAAACGGTCAAACTACGCCATACTATAACTATCAAAATCTTATATCTAGTGATATATCATCTTCTTTTCAAAAATTAGAAAGTTGGTACCAAGATAAAGCTATACAAATAAACGTAGATTATTCTGATTTTTCTAATTTTGTTCATTTTTCTAGCGCAACGCAAAGAGTTA